GTTTTTATCAGGTATTATCCGCCGATGCCTACAGCAAGCACGGTTTTAACGTAAGCGGTGTGATCTTCGATGAGCTGCACACGCAGCCGAACCGGAAGTTGTTTGATGTCATGACCAAAGGTTCCGGTGATGCCCGGACGCAGCCGCTATATTTTCTTATTACGACAGCCGGGACGGACACCCATTCCATCTGCTATGAAACCCATCAGAAGGCGCTGGATATTATCGCAGGCCGGAAGATTGATGCCACCTTCTATCCGGTGATATACGGTGCCAAGGATACGGACGACTGGACGGATGTCAAAGTGTGGAAGAAGGCCAATCCCTCGCTCGGCATTACGGTCGGCATGGACAAGGTCAAGGCGGCCTGCGAATCCGCCAGACAGAATCCTGCCGAGGAGAACGCCTTCCGGCAGCTTCGTTTGAACCAATGGGTCAAGCAGGCGATCCGCTGGATGCCGATGGACAAATGGGACGCCTGCGCGTTTCCCGTACAGCCGGATGAGTTAAAAGGACGCGTCTGCTACGGCGGCCTGGACTTATCCTCCACGACGGATATTACGGCTTTTGTGCTGGTGTTTCCGCCGCAGGATGAAGCAGACAACTATGTTGTGCTGCCCTATTTCTGGATACCGGAGGAAAACGTATCACTGCGTGTCCGGCGGGATCATGTCCCTTATGACGTATGGCAGAAGCAGGGATTCCTGCACACGACGGAAGGGAACGTCGTCCATTACGGCTACATCGAAAAGTTCATCGAAACCATGGGCGAGCAGTACAACATCCGGGAGATCGCCTTCGACCGTTGGGGTGCGGTGCAGATGGTGCAGTTCCAACAGCGCCAATGACAACCGCGCCGTCACCATCGAGGTCGCAAATGACGAGGTCGGCGGGGACTGGCACGTCAGCGATACGGCGCTTGCCAAGCTCATCACGCTCTGCTCGGATATCTGCAAGCGCAACAACATCGCAAAGCTCAACTACACCAGCGACAAGTCCGGCAACCTCACCATGCACAAGTGGTTCGCTGCGACCGCCTGTCCCGGCCCATATCTGGAGAGTAAGTTCCCATACATCGCGGAGCAGGTCAACGCTCTGCTCGGTTCGTCTTCTGATACCGCCGAGACACCGACCACATTTCAGCCTTACCGGGTGCGGGTGACGATCCCAAACTTGAACATCCGCAAAGGCCCTGGCACCAACTATGGTACGATTGGACATTACACCGGCAAGGGTGTGTTCACCATTGTCGAGGAAGCCAGCGGCGAGGGTGCTTCCAAGTGGGGCAGGCTCAAAAGCAATGCCGGATGGATATCGCTCGACTATGCGGCAAAGCTCTGACACATCGTTTTAAGGCTCGGCGGGAAAAATCCTGCCGGGCCTTATTTTTTGTTTCTATTTTTTCTCTCATTTTTCGGCCAAACGGCACTTTGACCTCCATTGGGTAATGAGGACAGATGTTCTCAGACTGGAGGAAAAAGATGACGACTGAACAGAAGCAACGGATAACCGCCATGCGGCAGGATGGTTGTGGGTATACGACCATCGCCAAGACGGTCGGTCTGACAAAAGATAGTGTAAAGGCTTACTGCCGTGTGCACGACCTTGGAGGAATAAAAGCAGAAAGCAATGCCCGCGTCGCACCGGAGCAGGGCTTCTGCCTGTGCTGTGGAAAGCCGCTGCAACAGGCTCCGGGCAAGAAAAAAGTAAAGTTCTGCTCCGCTGAATGCCGCCAGCGCTGGTGGAACGCCCACCCGGAGGCGGTGCGACAGAAAGCTGTTTATACATTCACCTGTGCCCATTGCGGACGCTCTTTTACAGCCTACGGCAATTCCCGCAGAAAATATTGCTCCCACGCCTGCTATATCGCGGCCCGTTTCAAAGACGGTGATCCGGCATGAGCAAAGAACAATTCGAGGCCGAGAAGGACTATCAGGCTTCTATTCATCTGGCAAAAATACTCCTTCAAAAGGGCCTTCTGACTGCGGAGGAATATGCCATAATTGATACAAAACTGCAGGAGAAATATCGACCGTTATTCGGCACATTATTGTCCGAGAATTGCTTGCTATAAAGCCGTTTTAGAGTGATGTATGTGTACTGGAAAGGAGTGATTTCTCTTGAAAACAGTAACAAAAATTGAGCCTACAGTACCTCAAATGCCGGAACGCAAGAAAGTCGCTGCCTACGCCAGAGTTTCTATGGAAACCGAGCGGCTGCAGCATTCCTTGTCAGCTCAGATCAGCTACTACAGCGAGTTGATTCAAAAGCATCCTGATTGGCAATACGCCGGTGTTTATGCGGACGACGGCATCAGCGGTACTGGCACCAGCAAGCGTGACGAGTTCCGGCGCATGGTTGAGGATTGCGAGGCTGGGAAAATTGACATTGTTCTTACAAAGTCGATTTCTCGTTTCGCCAGAAATACGGTGGACCTGCTGAAAACGGTCCGCCACCTGAAGGAGCTCGGCATTTCCGTCCGCTTTGAAAAGGAGCATATTGATTCGCTCTCTGAGGATGGCGAACTGATGCTTACGCTGCTGGCTTCCTTCGCACAGGAGGAAAGCCGCAGCATTTCGGATAACGTCAAATGGGGTACGATCAAGCGCTTCCAGCAGGGTATCCCCAACGGGCAGATGCGTGTGTTCGGTTATAAATGGGTTGACGGGCGGCTCACAATTCTCCCAGAGGAAGCCGAAATTGTCCGGTACATGTACCAAGAATACATGAACGGCGCATCGCGGATCGAGATTGGCCGGTCGCTTAACGAAAAAGGCATCTACACACGTCAAGGCAAAGAATGGGTGGATTCCAACGTCAAGGTTGTCCTCACCAACGTCACCTATACCGGGAATATGCTTTTCCAGAAGGAATATGTTGCAGACCCGATTGCCAAGCATCGTAAAAAGAATCACGGTGAGCTTCCCCAGTATTTTGTTGAGGACACGCACGAAGCCATCATCCCGATGGATGAATTTCAGGCTGTCCAAGGCGAATTCAAGCGCAGGCGTGACCTTGGGCCTTTCGGAAATAAGTCCCTGCATCTGACGGCTTTTTCCACGAAGATCACCTGCGGCATCTGCGGCAAACATTATCGCCGGAGCGGAAAGCGGAATACAGCCGGTGAGGTTTACTACATCTGGACCTGCCAGACAAAAAGCCAAAAAGGCGCTGGTGCCTGCGGCTCTAAGAATATCCCTGAAAAGACGCTTCAGAATGTTGCCGCCGAGGTTATGGGCCTTGAGGAATTTGATGAAGCGGCCTTTGCCGAGCAGGTCGAAGAAATACTTGTAGTTTCCGAGGACACGTTGCGCTTCCAGTTTTACGATGGACGCGAGGTCACAACTACATGGGAATCCACTGCCAAGACGGACTGGTGGACACCGGAGCGCAGACGCCTTTGGGGCGAGCGCCACAAGCGGAAGGATACCAACCCAAACAAGTCCACGTACTACGAATTCACAGGCTTCATCAAATGTGGCTGCTGCGGTGCAAATTACCGCTGCCAGTCCAACGTTCGCAAGGACGGCACACGCACACGTTCCTGGTATTGCACCGGGCCAAAGGACAAGTGCCAGAATACAGCAATTCGGGATGAAACCATGAAAGCTCTGGTTACCGAGGCACTTGACCTCCCAGCTTTCGATGAGGAGGTGATGGACGCGCAGATTGAATACGCCAGCATTCTTGAAGGCACCGTAACCTTTCATTTTCGGGATGGGCATGAGATTTTCAATACATATCAGGACAAGCGGCGCGGCGTCAAATGGTCTGCGGAGCGACGCGAAAAGCAATGCCAGGCCATAAAGGATAGCTGGACAGATGAGCGCCGGGCAGCCATGAGCGAGAGGATGCGTCAGATAAGAGGTGAAAAGAAATGGCCAAAACAGTAACCACAATTCCGGCGACGCTGACACGATTTACAGCAACGCCGCTGAACGAGCAGAAAAAGCGACGCACAGCCGCTTACGCCCGTGTCTCCACCGACAGCGACGAGCAGTTCACCAGCTACGAGGCGCAGATAGACTATTACACCAACTATATCAAGGGCCGCGACGATTGGGAGTTCGTCGGTATTTATACCGATGAGGGCATTACAGGCACGAACACCAAAAAGCGCGAGGGCTTCAAAAGCATGGTCACCGATGCCCTTGACGGCAAGATTGACCTTATCGTTACCAAATCGGTCAGCCGCTTTGCCCGAAATACGGTCGACAGCCTGACCACAGTCCGTCAGCTCAAAGAAAAAGGCGTGGAGATTTACTTTGAGAAGGAAAACATCTGGACGCTGGACTCCAAGGGTGAGCTGCTGATTACTATCATGAGTTCCCTCGCGCAGGAAGAATCCCGTTCCATTTCTGAGAACTGCGTCTGGGGCCAGCGGAAACGTTTTGCAGATGGAAAGGTCACTGTTCCATTCGGACATTTTCTTGGCTATGACAGAGGCCCGGACGGGAACCTCGTGCTGAATAAAGCCGAAGCCGCCATTGTAAAGCGCATCTTCAGCATGTTCCTACAGGGCATGACGCCCTTCGGCATCGCATCCCAACTCACCGCTGATGGCA